AGACCCTAACGACATTGCTTTGCTGCGTAACGCGCTAGAGCAAGACTTTAAAAAGAACATGGTACGTAAGTCAGTGGCTGAGTGTCTAATCAACGCTGCTGTATTCGGTACAGGCATTGCTGAGATTGTCCTAGAAGAAGAAAAAGAGATGAAGCCTGCTACACAGCCTGTAATGGGCGGTGAGCTTACAGCAGTAGGTGTTAACATACAAGATCGTACATGCGTCAAACTGCGACCTGTAATGCCACAGAACTTCCTAATTGATCCAGTAGCTACAGACATTCAGTCTGCGCTGGGTTGTGCAGTAGATGAGTTTGTGTCAGCTCACTCAGTAGAGCAGCTACAGGAAAGCGGTGTGTACCGTGACGTACCGTTAGAGTTAGCATCGACAGACTTTGACATTGAACCAGACCAAGAGCTTACTCAGTTTGAAGATGACAAAGTTAGACTGACTAAGTACTACGGCCTTGTTCCTCGCCACCTACTAGACAAGTCAATGAAAGAACCAGACTCAGAAGAAGAAGTTGTAGAGCTTGGTGACGAAGAAGATGATTCCTATTATGTAGAGGCTGTTGTTGTTATTGCTAACGGTGGTGTCTTGCTAAAGGCATCTAAGAACCCTTACATGATGGAAGACCGTCCTGTCGTAGCATTCCCATGGGATGTCGTTCCTAGCCGCTTCTGGGGTCGAGGAGTATGTGAGAAAGGGTATAACAGTCAAAAGGCGTTAGACACAGAACTACGCGCTCGTATAGACGCTCTAGCACTGACTATACACCCAATGATGGCTATGGACGCTAGTCGCATGCCTCGTGGTGCTAAGCCTTCTATACAGCCAGGTAAGACCATTCTAACCAACGGCAACCCTGCTGAGATTCTACAGCCCTTTAACTTTGGTAATGTTAACCAGATTACCTTTGCACAGGCTCAGGCGTTGCAGACTATGGTACAGACAGCTACAGGCGCTATTGACAGTGCTGGTATCTCTGGCTCTATCAACGGCGACGCTACCGCTGCTGGTGTCTCTATGTCACTAGGCGCTATCATCAAGCGTCACAAGCGTACACTAATCAACTTCCAAGAAGCATTCCTTATTCCTTTTGTTACTAAGGCTGCCTGGCGCTACATGCAGTTTGAACCTGAGCTGTATCCAGTTTCTGACTACAAGTTCCACACCTCTAGCTCACTAGGTATCATTGCTCGTGAGTACGAAGTAACACAGCTTGTTCAGTTGCTACAAACTATGTCACCAGACACGCCAATGTATCCTAAGCTGGTTATGTCTATCATTGACAATATGAACCTGTCTAACCGTGAAGAGCTTATTGCTACTCTTGAGCAGGCTAACCAGCCTAACCCAGAAGCACAACAGGCTCAGCAGGCTGCACAGCAAGCTCAGTTGCAGTTCCAGTCGTCACAAACTGCTGCACTTAACGGCCAAGCCGCTGAGTCGCAAGCTAGAGCGCAGAAGATTGCAGTGGAAGCACAGGCTATACCGCAGGAACTGGAGATTGACCGCATCAAGGCTGTAACTACTAACCTAAACAAGGGTGATGCAGACGATAAAGAGTTCCAGAAGCGCCTAGAAATCTCTAAACAACTACTCAAGGAGCGAGAAGTAGCAGTAAAAGAGGGTAATGTTGCTCAACAAGCAGCTCCAGCGCCTTCTCCTGCACCTCAAGCACCACAACCACAAGGAATGATGCCTAATGGTCAGCAATAAAGACTTAGAACACGTAGTAGCTCAAGTAAATGTACAGTTTGAGGAGCTTTTTAAGAAGATTGCACAACTTGAGAAACAAATAGCGGAAACAGGAGCTAAGAATGGCAAAAGCAACGCAAAGCCACAGAAAGGGTAGAGCACCTGCTAAAGGTAAAGCTAAGGTTAAAGTAACTCCTAGCGGCAAAAAAGTAAGCTATGGTCAGGCTGGTAAGGCTAAGGGTGGTGGCCCTAGAGTAAAACCAGGCACTTCTAAAGGTGATAGCTACTGCGCTAGGAGTTTAGGCATTAAGAAGAGACTGCCTAAAGAAAAACAGAACGACCCTAACACCCCTAATAACTTATCAAGAAAGCGTTGGAAATGTTCTGGCGCTAAATCTAGGAGAAAGTAATATGCCATACGGTACAGGCACATACGGTAGTAAAGTAGGTCGTCCACCTAAGAAAAAAACACCGCCTAAGAAGAAGCCAGTTAAGCGATGAAAGGACAGACACACGGTGGCAAGGGAAGTACCCAACGGAAGACAGATCAGAAGAAGTTTTCTGCTAATTGGGATGCCATATACAACAAATCTACACAGAAGTCAAGTAAAAAGACAAATAAAGCTTGACTTTCTTATGCTTTTATGTTATAATAACTGTGTAAAACTAATATAAACAACGCTGTCCTAATAGGAGAAACAGTATGATCGACAAAGACCTTGAGCTATATTACCGCAACATTAGAAACATGTTTGGAACAGATGGCTGGAAACAGCTACTGGAAGACTTGAAATCTAATGCTATGGTGATCAACTCAGTAGAAGCTGCAAAAGATAATGAAGACCTTCACTTCCGTAAAGGCCAACTTTCTATCATAGCTAACCTACTAAACCTAGAAGCTCAAATCGACGCAGCAGAAGAGCAAGCAATGCAAGAGGAAGAAGAAGTAGAAGAAGCTGCCTAATGAGGGCTATCTACGAGTATCGCTGCGAACATGGACACACGAATGAACGCTACACAGATTCAGAGTGTACCCATATACCTTGTTTAGACTGCGATAAGATTGCAACAAGAATTGTAAGTGCTGTGCGAAGTAAGTTAGACCCGCTATCTGGCGATTTTATGGGTGCTACTAGACAGTGGGAAAAGAACAGAGCACAGAAACTACAGCAAGAGCGCAAGGCCAACTCCTAACCGAAGCCCTGCATAATACACCTCCATAATGAGAATACTCACGGAGTTTAATAATGGCAACACTAATAGACGAGCGTCCTGAAGACGTTGAAACTGAAGAAGAAGTAAGTCAAATTCAAGAGGAACCTCAAGTAGAGGAGACTCCTCAAGAAGAAGAAATCCCTGACAAGTACAAAGGAAAGTCAACGGCTGAGATTGTACGGATGCACCAGGAGGCTGAGAAGTTACTAGGCCGCCAAAGCAGCGAAGTAGGGGAACTTCGGTCAGTAGTAGACAACTACATACAGACACAACTCGACACCAACACCCCAGCAACCCAAGAACCTGAAGAAGATATAGACTTTTTCTCTGATCCCGACAAGGCAGTCGAGAGAGCTATTAAGAATCATCCTTCAATCAAAGCTGCTGAAGCACAAACTCAGCAGTACAAGCAGCAAACAGCGCAGTCTCACTTGCAACAACGTCATCCTGACATGCAAGAGATTCTACAAGATGGTAAGTTTGTTGAGTGGATTAAGGGATCAAAGATTCGTACACAGCTCTTTGCACAGGCAGACACGCAGTACGATTACGAAGCTGCTGATGAACTCTTCACTACGTGGAAAGAACGTCAACAGGTAGTAGGACAGACTGTAGCTAATGAGAAGGCTAGTCGTAAAACCGCAGTTAAGAACGCCTCAGCAGGCAATGCTAAAGGCAGCGGTGAAGCAGCAAGTCGTAAAGTTTATAGACGCTCAGACATTATTAAACTAATGCAGACCGACCCTGATAGGTATTTGTCTTTGTCTGACGAGATCATGCAAGCATACCAAGAAGGGAGAGTCAGAAACTAAATCTCTTTAAGGAAGTATTATCATGGCTACATCAGTATATCCCGCAATGGGCGGAGCAGTAGACAACACTAGCGCAGCTAAGTTTATCCCAGAAATCTGGAGTGACGAAGTAATTGCTGCGTACAAGAGCAATCTTGTAATGGCTAACCTCATCAAAAAGATGAGCATGACTGGCAAGAAAGGTGATACCATTCACGTTCCTAAGCCTACTCGTGGTTCAGCTCACGCTAAAGTTGCAGAGACTGCCGTAACTATCCAGAACTCTGTTGAGTCAGAAGTCCTGATCAACATCAACAAGCACTTTGAGTTCTCTCGTCTGATTGAAGACATCACCGAAGTACAGGCTCTCGCTTCTCTGCGTCAGTTCTATACTGGCGACGCTGGCTACGGTCTGGCCAAGCAGGTTGACAATGATCTGTTTGCTCTGGCTAAGTCTTTCGGCGATGGCGATGGTTCTAGCTACGTTAACTCTGGTTCTTTCCAGATCAACACTACCTCTGGTGCTCTTGAAGCGTATGACG